TGACTGCTCGTAAGAATGAGATGAACGGCAAAGAAGAGTTCTCAACTCAGGTGCTTGTCCCAAAGACAGACCTTGACACTGTGAACCAATTGAAAGCGGCAGCCAAGGCCGCATTGACTGCCAAGTTTGGAGACAAGATTCCCAAGACTGTGCGCAATCCTTTGCGTGATGGCGACACTGAAGTCAAGTCCGATGGCTCACCACTTGGCCCAGAGTACGCTGGCCATTACTTCTTCAACACCAAAAGCACCAACAAGCCTGGTGCGGTCGATGCCCATGGCCATGACATCATTGGCAGTGCTGACATAGTCTCTGGTGACTTTGGCCGTGTCAGTCTGAATGCCTATGCCTATGACCAGGCAGGCAACAAGGGTGTGTCTTATGGCTTGAACAACATCATGCTCTTGGCCAAGGGTGACTCGCTCGGTGGTGCAAAGCCATCAGCGGCATCTGACTTTGGTGTGGTGGCCGGTAGCAGCCCTGCGCCAGCAGCTTCAGTCGCAGTGGACTGGTGATTGGTCGATCAGTTTCTCAAGCGCCAAGTGCAATTGATTGACTGATGTCCACAATGGTTCCACAGTCCCAGACAGCCACCGGCTCACCTGGGACTGCTGAATGCCAGCCTCATTGCATACGGCAGCCATGGTGATCTTGTGGGCCTTGGCCTTTGCCTTGATGTCGTGAATTGATTGCATCAGCGCATTCTAATTGCGCTTTATGTATAAAAACAACATGGACAGAATAGTTCTTGCAACATAATTTAATTGTGTCTTAGAATGTTACTACTGTTCAACTTAAACGAAAGAAACCGATGAAACCGCAAACCGAAACCCTCTTGGATTATTTGACTGCCTTGGCCATTGGCGTTGGCTTGGCTGCACTCTTGGTGGCATGGTGGTCAGCATGAAAAATGAACCAGCATTCCCTGCTATGCATTACGACTTGGCAGATAACGAACACGGCATGACCTTGCGTGACTACTTTGCGGCCAAGGCCATGCAGGGATTTTTAGATCAACTCATAAAGCAAGGATGGCATTCAGATGATTTAGAAACTGTTGCTGAAACCTGCTACAGAATGGCAGATGCTATGCTGAAAGCGAGGGAAGCATGAAATACCCAGCCACTCCAGCCTGCCCAAAAGACTTGTTCCAGTTTGCCTGCTCAGTAGAAGACGTTGATCTGGTCTGCTTTCTGGAATACAGCCCAGAAGAGAAAGGCTCGACAGATTCACTTGGTGCGCCCTATGAGCCTGATATTGAAGAGTGCATGACCCTCAACAACGCATACATCGCTGGCACTGATGTGGACATTGCCCACATGATCTTGCAGTCCATGGTGGACCACATTGAAGTCTCTGCGCTGGAGAAGTTTCTTGACAAATGACCTCCCACCCGCCATCGATGCCTGCCTTGACCTGGTCAATGACCTACTTCACCCAGAGGTTTATGGTCACGCCATTCCTTCTGAGGTCAAAGCCCGTGCATTCGTGGTCAAAACGATGCTGGAGCGCTTGAAAGCCCGAATGGAGACCAGCACATGGCCAGAGGCTTAAAACCCCGTGTAGAGCCTGCCATCGAGGCGGCACTACAAAAGAAAAGCAATCTGTCTGATGTGGACTTGGCCAAGCTGTGCTTTTGTGCTAGGCGCAGTGCAGCGCGAATCCTGTTTGACTTGCACCGCCATGAGCTGGTCCACATCTCAGGATTCACCAAGGTCCATGCAAATGGCCAGTGGCGGCCTCTGTGGTCTTGGGGGGATGGTGAAGATGCCATAGCGCCTGGGCCAGTGCCAGGCTCAGAGCGCATCAAAAAGTACCGCGAGAAAATGAGTGCAGACGACAAAGACTTTGACGCTGCCAGACGTAGACAGAAAAGACGGGTCGTGAAACGCGACCCACTTGTGGCCGCGTTTTTTGGTCAGTGATTATGGTGCAACATAGTCAGACAGCATTCCACCGATCTGACCAGAGCCTCGGCCTGCAACACCAGCAGCCCTTGCGCGAGACTCGTTCAGCCTCCTGATAATCTCAGCCAACTGGGCCAACTGCTGTGGATCACGCGAGAGCAAAATCTTTCCAATTTCGTTTCGCACAGCCTCTGGGGTTTTAGTTTGACGGGCTAAATTGGCGGCAGATGTGGCAATAGCAGCAGGGTTTAAAGATGCCACCGCGCCAGCTGTCTGAACTACTGGTGCAATATCCAAGTCGGCCTGCCCAGCCAATCTTGCGGCAGTTTGCGTTCCACGGCCAGCTGATTCCAATTTTTTAAGTTGCTCTTCTTTTAATACAGCAGCAGAAAATGCTTTGTAATCATTGCCAAATGCAGCCTTCAATCTGTCTTGCGTTGCAGGCTCCTTGTAGAATTTAAGCAATGATGTCTGGCCAGCCTCTGTGCCAGTTTGCTGACGTAATCCTTGAAGCACGCCAATCCTAAATGCATCAAGTTCAGACTGGGCCAAACCTTTAACAGCTTGCTGAATATCAAGAATGTCACCCTTCATTACAGTGCGACCAAGATTGGCAGCTTCTTCCATTTGAGCTGGCCCAGCATAAGTCTTCAAAGCTAAACCATAGGCAGATTGGCCACCAATCTTGGGTGATTTTTGGGTAAGCAAATCAATCAATTCAACGCGTATTTTGTCAGTAGCCAATGCGTCATTGTTATTGCCTAAAAGTCTTGCTGCTTTCGCTGAATCAAACAATTTTTGTTTTAAAGTATCCAGTACATTCATTGGCACTTGTTCGCCATATTTCAATTTGGATAAATCAATATCTAAGCCCGTTTGCTTTCTGTAGAGGTCTTCAGCATCGCGCTGCATACTGCTTGATTTTTTAAGCAAGTTAATCAAGTTATTGTCTACAGATATATTGGCGGCATCAACTACAGCGTAATAAGGGCGTGACTCTGTAAATTTTTGCCTTTTAAATGCCTCAAGACTTTGCATAAATTGAGCGCCTTGAGTACCAAGGGTTTCATCAGATGCCTCCATCAACCGGCCAGCACGACCCACTTGGCGCTCACGAATGGCACGCTCTGTAGCAGCTGCCGTTGTACCAGGCAGTGTGGCCTGCACATCAAGCAAGTTAAATGTTGATTTGTTACCCACATCGGCAATGCGAGCCTCTGGGCCTAATTTCAAAAGTCTTGCCTGCGCCCTGGTCAATGCGCTTTCACCAGTCAATGGTGCTGGCACATCACGAATCAAAGCCTCTGCCACCTTTTGCTGGGCATAAGTATTGGCAGAAGTGGGAGACATACGCGCCATGACCTGACGGCCACCAGCGCCAATCATGCTCATTACTGGTTGTGTGGTCACTCCCAATGTGCCGCCCATCAATGTGCTTTTGCCTGCCTCTTTGAGCATATCTAGTGCATTGTCTTCATATGAGCCACCAAGGCCGCTGACAAATCCATAGCCTGCACCAGAGCCACCAGCTTGCGCCATACGCTGGCCCATGCCCATGATTTGGCCAGTAGCTGGCGCAGCGGTCATGTATCTACCCGCGGCTTGAATTGATGGTGCGACCTTTGGTGCGACAGCTTCAATTGCAGGGATCATTGCACCGCCAACATTCTTAACGACAGTGCTAGGCAGTCCACCAAGGACCATGGGCAAGCTGGCCACCATTTGGCCGCCAGCCGCTTTGTATGGAGCTTCTTGCTCATAAGACTCGGCAGCACCGCGCATGATGTCACGGCCTTGTGTGTAGGCTTCAGACAGTGGAATGCCTTGCTCAAGCGCTGCAAATGGAGCGCCAACTGCACCAACAATTTTGGGGAATGCCTCAAATGTTGGGCCTTTCATGGCGCTGACAAATCCACGAAATGCCGTGGGCAGTTCTGTGCCTTCTCGATAGGCTGGGGACTGGCCCAAGAATTTTAAAATTTCAGCTGGCTTGTATTCACCCTCAAGCGCTGCTGTAATTTGTGGTCCGACAGTAGGTAATTGGGCTAGAAACTGGATGATCTCGTCATCTTTGTATCCAGCTTTTCTAGCTTCTTTAATTTTTTCTTCAATGCCATCCATGATCAGCCTCCTGGTACGCCAAAGATATTACCAAGAGATGGTCGTGTAACACCACCGCCACTGCCAGTTCTTGCTGGTGGTGGCACAGCGCTGCTCATAGTGCCAGCAGATAATCTTGCGGCCTCCATCAAGTTTTTGCGTCTTGTTTCTTTTTCTGCAATTGTTTGGGCATCGTCTCCAAATTTGGGGAAATAACTTTGCATTGCACCTTTAAGTTGGAATTCTGTGTATGCAGCGCCAGTAGCCAAAGTCAATGCCGCATCCAAGAAATCAAGTTGCGCATCTTCTACGCGCTTACGCTCTGCTGGTAAGCCAACCCTTGGAGTTACTGAAGTTAAAAATCCTGGCATTCCTTCTTTGCCTTGGTCCATTTGAGTTTGAGCAAGTTGCATTCTAGAAAGCAATGTAGCTGCCTTGCGTTCACCCTCTGTCGGCTTACCACCAGACACACCTTTAAGTTGTTCACCACCAGCGCCCATGATTGGGATTGCCGCTGCACCAGGCGTTTTAGGTATGTATGCATAACCTTCTGGTGATTCTTTAACATCAAATGCACCACGCAAAAATTCTTGCTGACGCAAGCCAAGACCACCTTGGGCCACAGCCAAATTGCCTTGAGCAATCTTCAAGTTGGCAATCTCTGTTGGAGTCATTGTTTGAGCGTATGTTTCACCACCCTTTAGCTTTGACTTGTCAATGGCCACAGTCTGACCACCAAGGGCTTGCAAAACGACATCACGCTTTGGACCATAGCCTTGCATGGTCTTAACGCTGCCGTCTTTGTATTGCTGGACCAAAATGGGATTGCCTTTGGTGTCGGTCACTTCAATGGGCTGGCCAACTATTTCTGGTCTTGGGTTAAGTCTCTCAGACATTTCCTGATAACGCTTGGCATCTTCAGATTTTCCTTGAGCTGCATAAATATCTGCAATCTGCTGATACTGACCAGCCTTGAGTTCGTTGGCGCTTGGCGGTTGAATGCTTGCAGCCAGTTCAGCACGGGCCACAGTTGGGCCGGCCTGCATACCAGGAGCCGCCAGAGCCTGCATCTCTGGACTCAATACAGTTGGTGCTGGACCTGTCAAAATCCCTGCGACTTTACCTTGCAAATCTTGAGCGCGTTTTGCCTCTTTCAGCTTCTCACCCAAAAGCAAATCTTGAAAAGAGCTGGCACGGCCTTTCTCATAAGCGCCTTGACCGGCTTGCAGGGCAGAGCCAAGTGCTTGGCCCAGACCAATACGCTGTGGGCTTCGGCCACTGGCCTGCAAGAGTGCAGCAGCTGCTGACAGTGTCGCATTAAGGCTTAAGAGTTTGCGCTGATCCTCTGTCAACAGTGCATCAAGCCCCGTTGGCGTTCCACCACCGCCAAACATATTGCCGAAAATGTCGCCACCCGCATTGTCGCTTTTGAATAAATCAGAAAAACTAAATTCAGCCATTTTTTACCCCTTAACCGCCAATAGCGCCAAGAATACCGCCACCAATTGCACCCACTGGTCCAAACAATTTGCCACCAGCCAATGCACCACCAACAGCGCCAGCCAGAGGGTTTTGGGTGTATGGGGTCTGAGTAATCATGCCAAGGTTGGCAGGCTGCGCACCAAGACTTGTTTGCACCACACCAAGGCGCTGCAAGCCAATGTTGCGAATGGCATCCATTCTCTGCTGCTCTTGGGCCTGACGCGCACTGCCAGCGGCCATGACATTCTGAGCGCCACCAAGACGCAATGCCTGCTGCTGGGCCGCAAGACTTCCAAGCTGGCCAGAGCCTGCCAAGCGCAATTGAGCGCCTTGCAAGCCTGCTTGTTGATTGGCAATGTCGGCTGCTGACATCCGGCCAATGTCGGCCTGCTGCAAAGCCATGGCCTGATTGAATGCCTGCTCGTTGAGCCTAGTGCCAAGGTCGCCAGCTTGCTTGGCAAAGCCGGTATTGGTCAGGCTCTCAGCCACTGCTTGGCGTGATCCACCAAAAGCCTTGGCAGCCGCTGCACGCTCACCAGTTTGCTGCACTGCCATCTGGCGTGAGGACTCAAGGTCAGCCAATGCGTTTTTGCGCACAGACTCTGTATAGGGATTCATGTATGAGGCAATCGAGCCTGGTCCACTCATGCCCAAATTAGTCTGCTGCGCTTTGATTTGATTTGGCTGATAGAGGCTGTTAGTGGCCGCCATTTGAGCCGCCAAGTCAGTGCCAGCAATGCCTGGTCCAGCAAGGGATGTGTTAACCAGAGCCTCCTCGCCTGCCAGTTGCAGCGGGTTGTAGCCTGCAAACTGCTGGACCGGTAATGCACCGGCCACGTTCTTGGCCTGCTCAAAGTTAGACAGGAATGCGCTTTTGATCTGTGGATCAATGGAGCTTGTTGAGGTTGTGCTTCCACCTTTTGACATGGTATTTCCTTAATCCAATAACGATCTAATTTTCTTTGCGGGTATTTTGCCTTGGTTGATCATGTCCAGAAGTCCCTTGCCGTATTTGTTGACTGAAGACTTCTTGATCACATACTCGCCAATGTCCAAATACTTAGCGCCATCATCTGGACCAGGAGGGTCATCACCCCAGACACTGGTGATCAATCCGCCCATGGCCGCACCAGAGCCAGGTGATCCATCACTGCCTGGTGCAGTACCGCTAGCACTTGCAGCCGCAGCCGCTGCACCATCAGCAGCCGATGCGTCACCAGCTGCATTGCCATCACCACCACCACCTAGAGATAACCTGAGAGCTTCAGCAGCCGCAGCTGCTTTCGCTGCATCGGCCTCTGCCTTATAGGCCGCAGCCGCCTGAGCATACAAAGCTGGGTTAAAGCCGCCCATGGACTGACCAGCCAAGGCGTTGGCGTATGGGTTGCCGAGTGGCTTTGCCTGGGACATGATCTGGCTGTAGGGTGATCCAGTGCCACCAACCGCATAGGGGTTGTACTGAGCGCCAACTGGGATTGACTGGTAATTCTTTAAGTTTTCCTCAAAGGTCAGAGGCCCAGTTTCTGGTTGTGTGGGTTGTGTAAAGCCAACCTGACCAGGCGGCAGCTCTGGGTTTATTGGCCCAGCGTTTATGAATGGATTTGTTTCTGGCGTTCTAAGCGCATCTAATTTGGCTCGCTCTGCATCAGCCAGTGCCTTTTGCTGTGCAGCATAGTCAAGCGCATTTTTTCTTTGCTGCTCTTCGTATGCAAGCTGATTTTTTCTTTTCTGCTCTTCGTCTGCAAGTTTGTTAAGTCTCTGCTGCTCTTTGTACTTCTCTTCATTTGCTAATTTCTCGGCAGCGGCTTTAGCCTCTCTTGCCGCCAGCTCTGCCTTTGCAGCCTTATCGTATTCAATTTCAGCTGGAGTTTTTGGCACTGCCGCAGTTACTCTTTCCTCGACTTTTTTAAGGTCTGAGCCAGTAGCAGTGGCCAGATCAGCAGCGCTGATGCCGTACTGGTCCATGGTGCTTCTAATTTGGGCATCGGTTAAGCCTTGAGACACAGCTCTTTTGTAATCGTCAGCGACTTTTTTATAGTATTCCGCCTCAGTGATGCCATTAGCCAATGACCAGGTCAGACCGGCAGATCGTGTGGGGGTTGCTGGCGCTGCCGGAGTTGCTGGTGTCGCTGGGACAACTGGAGTCGCTGGAGTCGCTGGAGTCGCTGGGACCACTGGGGTCGTTGGCGTTAAAAGACCTGGCGAATTGTTTGTGATTGGTGTAGTGGGTAGCTTGACCACAGGAGGTGTCACTGGAGCCGTGACCACAGGAGGTGTGACTACTGGAGGCGTCACCACTGGAGGTGTCACTGGAGGCGTGACTGGTGCTACTGCGACAGGAGGCACAGGGGTCACAGCATCTGGCGTTAAAAGACCACCACCACCACCGCCAGTGGCTGTGACAGTTTTTGCTCCACTTGTAGCAGGGGCAGTTACGACATCTTCTGCGGTATCCAAGAGACCTGGCGTTGTGACAGTGTCTATTCGATCTTGAACAACTTTAGTTTCCACGCCAGTGGCTTTGGCTAAGTCTTCGGCACTGATGCCGTACTTTTCCATCTCTTTGGCAATGGTCGCGTCACTCACGCCACTGCCTACCGCATCGGTTAAAGATTTGCGCAAGTTTTCGTAATACTGCGCTTCAGTAATACCATTAGCAAGTGACCATGCAAGTCCAGCTGAAGCCATATCTATCCCCTATAAATCTTTTGCCAATACAGACCACTGTGGGCTGTATCCTTCATCTTTCAAAAATGTCTTTGACCAGCCTCTACGGCCTGCCAAAGTCACCCTGGTGCAACCAACAGATTTGCCCCAGGACTCGATCATTGGTCTCATCCGTGAGAGTTCATCTAGGTCTCCACCAGCCAGAAAATAGTGCAAATTCTTTAGCCTAGGGTAGACAATGATCTCTGTCAACACCACCGATTCCTTGGCCGGCCACAGCTGCAATCTGTGATCTTGGACCATCTCAGCGACATCGTCAAAATTATGTGTGCCTCCCGAGTATTCTAATGCCGCCTCCACATGGTGGCGCAGTCTCTCCAATTGTTCCTGGTCACTCATCGCTTACTGGATGGCACGGCATCAAGTCTCATCACCCCAATGCGCCAGTCGCCCAATACCGCACCAGTCACCTTCACATTGACTTGCCGGCCAGAAAACCGCACATCAGTGGGATTGGCTGCCGTGTATGGCCCATAAGTAGATTGCGCACCAGTGGGGTAGTTGCGGGTTTTAAATGAAACCACCGCCTCACCCAGCGTCTGCTCATCTGGCACAACTTGCCTGACAGACATGATGTTGTCGCCATTGCCCAATTGCACTGGCCCAGACTCAGCGTAGACGCTGGCGCTGTCATAGGCAAAGCCAACCTCATGCTCATAGACGTACCCGTCTGTGGACACGGCCATTGGGTTGGTAAACACTCCGGCATCAGTGCCAGCAGTTCTGGCCAACAAGCCTATGTTCCAGTGCTGCTCTCGGTAGTTGTAAGTGACATAGCTGTCATTCTCATTGCTGCCACCGCTTGGGTAGTACCACCAGATTTCACCAAATTTGCTGTTATGGACCGCATAGACTTTGGATGCCTGGTTGAAGTTCATATTGTTGAAGATGTAGTCAGACACATCGCATGGCAGTGGCTTGACATATCCGTCATAAATCCAAAAGCCTGACTTACTCATCCAAATGGCAGCAGTGTCAATGGCCGCCACAGACTGGGCTGAAATGAGACCGCATCCAGAGCCAGCCTTCTCAAAGCCATAGACAAATGGAGCGCCAACATACTGGGCCGTGTGGACATCCACATCGGTGAACAGTAGATTGACGCCCTTGACGCGCTTGCCGGCCAGCAGGGTGCCAGGCGTTGTCAGCTCATAGTCACCGGCCAGATTGTTGCCTGCCGGTGACCAGACTGTATTGTCCTCTTGGTCAGACCATGCCACTTTTCTTGGATTTCCACCAGCACCAAGGGCAAACATGATGCGCTCGGCAGTCACCAAAACGGCCTTGTTACCCGCTGGTGAATTGGTAATTCTGGCCGCAATTGTTGGCGTAGTAAATCCCAATTGCCACTCGTACAGCATCCCGTCTGTGCTTGAGCAGGCAATCAAATACTCGCCCCATGTGTCAAATGACCAGGTGGTGGCTGGGATGGTGTTACCAGTGTCAGGCCGTGCCACACCATAGGCATAGTTGCCATAGGTGCTGTATCCATAGCCAGTGACATTGCTGGCATTGGCAATGCCACCAGCAAGGCCAGTCGGGCTGATGTCTTTTCGGACTCCAGCGTCACTCATCACATAGAGATTTGTGTGCGTGCCGGCAGCGATCCAACGTGTGCCGCCATTGTCGCGCCAAGTGATCAGTCCTCGGCACATACCGCTCAATTGCTGGCTTGACCTCAACCTCCAGCCACCCATGGGCCGCAAAGTATTCTCGAACCATCGCACCAGATTTGCATCAAACCATCGGCCTGCTGACTGGTACTCAGTGCCGTTTCTGTAAATGCCTGGGGGTAATTTAATCGGTATATACATGGCAGTGTTTAGGTAATGTTTGAGACAAATGTCATTGTCGCAATAAGTGAGGCCGTTGAGGGGTAACTTCCTGCGGCAGCATAGGCTTGAATGCTCACCTGAGTGCTGTCAGTCTCCCACCATAATTCAACATAATCGTTTGCGTTCAAGCTCAAAAAGTAATTCCAGCCAACTAAAGCATGGCCATTTGTTGAGCCATGTTTGCTTGGGATGGCAAAGAATCCAGTTGAGCCAGTCACCACAGTCCCATTGATCTTGAGCCAAACACGGCCATCATGGTCCTGAGAGTCAGGGTTTTCAAACTGACCAGACCACTGCAAATTCCAAATGCCAGCGTCAACCACTGTGATCCGTGAATTACTGGCCACACTCACGCCACTGGCGTAATCGGTCGTATTCAGTGTCATGGCATAGGCCGTGTTGGCCGCTGCCGCTGTTTGGTCCACAGTGCTTTGAAAAGCCCCAAGTGGGGCATAGATAAACCGGCTTCCTCTTGGTCCAAACAATGAGCCAAGCGCTGTGGTCAGTTTTCTAAAGAAAACATTTAAAGAGCCATAGTTCTCATTGAAGTGCCTGCGCTCATACGCCTCTGGGGGGAAGCCCAGACTGGGTATTGATGGGGTCTCTAATTGCTGCTTTGTGGTCATGGCCAATTATGTCAGGACAGACAGCGCATGGTTGATGTGTTTGATCCGGTCATCGAGGCCAATAAAGCCGCCATTGATTTTTTTGGTCATGGTCCGATAGTCCTGGGAATCCGCATACTGGTTGAGCTTATGGGTGTCCCAAAACCAGCCGGCAGTGAGCGCTGCATACTGGGGCGTGGCCACCAGCTCGGGCTGCATGATCAGGTCCACGCCAAGCGCCTTGCCTGCATGGTGGTAGTTGGCAGAGCCTGTGAGCTGGATGCACCCACGGCCTCTAAACCGATACCCATCACCACTTGCCTCATCCCTGTTGCCCATGCGGCTGCTGTAGACAGTGTTGGCAATGAGCTTTGGATTCCTGGCACACATCTGGGCCTTGGCAGCGTCAAAGCGCTTGGGCCAGAGCTTTTGCAGTGCTTCTGCGCGATAGTTCAAGTTCTCTTCAAGGATTCTGAAATTGCCACACTCATGGCCACACTGGCCGATAAAGGCAGCCTGTCTCAGTGGCGTTGAAATGTCAAAGCGCTGGAAAGTCTCATTGAGCGCATCGACCCACTCTGAACCAATGTGCAGTTGCTGGAGCTGCTGACTATTGACCATTGACGACTCTCCTCACTTCTTCGTAGGCGCTGGCGCAGGCGTTGAGCTTGGTAATGGCTTTATCTCCTTCTGCTGCGATGTCGATAAGAGCTGCAATAGTCTGTCGCTCAAGTTCGGTTTCAGGGGGATCGACGGGTTGTGGATTTCCAGGGGCAGGGGCGGCACTTGCATTGGCTTGTGGACAACTTGGGGCTGGGAGGCGCAGCCGGCCAGTCCGAGCAAGCTCATGCATAGCAGATTGCTTTTTCTTAATATCATCTTCGGCCTTTCTGAGTTGTGTTTCCTGATCTTGCAGTTTCTCGCCAAGCTCTTTCTCTTTGGCTCTGGCTTCATCATTCTTTTGGGCAATGGCAATCTTCATGTCATTGTCTCGCTCTAGCCACCCATAGTGGTGGCCCACTCGGTATGAGCCGAATAGAGAGACCAAGACACCCACAATGAGCCAGGGTAAGGGTATTGGCAGCATTATTCTGACTCCTGTCTGGCAGCTGCCAGTTGAATGCGCTCATGGTCATCCTCAAGATGGTCCGGTGGCGTGTCTGGTGGTGGACCAGGTGTCCAGCTCTCATCAAGCTCTGGATTGGTCCATGTTGGCATAGCGCCAAATGGCTGGGATGGGATGCCGTTGGTGCTAGATGTAAAGCCGTGATTGTTGCTGTAGCCGTATTGCTGGCCCATCATCGGTTGACCCACACACTGGCCCATGGGTGGCGTTGGATTCATTCTTTCTGCAAATGATTTTGCACCTTTATTGATGGCAAACATTCCAATCAATGTGCTGATACTTCCAACCAATAAAAGCACAACGTCGTTCAAGAGCTTGGTAAAAGCGCTGTCGATTGGCGCCATTGATTTGACTGGTTGGGTTACAAAAATTACAGAATAGAGCATTGCAAAGACTGTCAAGCCAAACACAAGCATGACAATAACCACAGCAAAAAGCCAGCCATAAACTTTCAAAAGCTCAATCGTTTCCTCTGTGCTTTTAACTTCAGAAAGTTTCATTTTTTGGCTTCCTCTTGTGGTTGGACATCACCAATCTTTTTATCCAGAATAGGTGCGACCAGGTATTCTGGACACTGCTGAGTGAATAAGCACTTTGGCTTCTGACACTCTGGTGCGTGGAAATGGTCAGGATTCTGGCACTTGTACCGATAGCGGTCTTCGCAGCCAGTCAGCAGTAACAGAAGCAGTAAATATCTCATTTGCCTAATCCTATCCTACCAAGCAGTAGATTAACGATCCGGTCCGACAAGTCATCGGGCAAAAACTTCAGAAAACCAAGCACCCATAAAGCCACACACCCATAGATGAATATCTTGAGGCATAGGTCAAAGGTCTTCTGATACTCATTCACCGACCACACCTTTTGGTGGTTTCACAAAACTCCATAAGTTCATAGATTCCAATTGCCACTAGGAATAAAACAAATGCCACACCACCAATGATGATGGCCAGCTCGTTCATCTCTTCCTCTTTCTTTTTGGCCGCCTTCTCTGCCTTCTCTAAAGACCGCAGCTCTCTCGCGTCATCGATGTCCATCTGGTCCTGACGGGCCTTGATCTTGTTCCAGACATCGACCTTGCCTGTGGTCATAAAGAGCATCTTCAGCTCTTCCTCAAAGGCTCTGGCCTGCTCCAGTGCCATCTCGATCTGGAGTGCTTGGCCCATGTTTGAGCCTTTGTTCTTCTTGGCATCGAGCAGGGCCTTGGTACATTGGCTCTTGGCATCGAACATTTTGCCCAGCATTGGGGCTAATGAACCCAGATCATTGGCCACCTTGCTGGCCTTCTTGACCATGCTGATGGCGCTTTGCAGACCTTCTAATGCGCTGATTGGATCGATCATTTCCGTTCTACCTTTTCCCACTTGATGCAGACAACCCTTCGGTTGTAGACATCACCAGTCCATGTCCATTTGACGCATCTGTACTCGACAGCTGCTGCCGCCAATAGGACCAGAGCATAAATCATGGCCAAAACACAATGATGACAAAAAAGCACCAGATGATGGTGATCACTAAAAGAACCGCAGCAGTGAGTGCCACGGCCCAGTCTCTCATAGCCCGAATATCTTCTTGATAAATTCGGCAGCCACCCCTGGTCCAAACAACACGCAAAGAATCACCCCGTACAAAAGGTATTCAATCTTTGTCATGCGCTTGTCCCCATCGCGCAGTGACCGATCAATGTTGTTGTATCTCTCAAGACAAAGCTGCTCATGTGCAGATAGCTTTGCCTCAGTTTCTGTGACCATCTTTATTTCAGCCATGGTCACTGCACAGTTGATTCGTCTTTTGGTGCTTGTGCTTCTGCTTGCTCTTTAATCTTAACAATCAAAGGCCACACACCAGACTTGGCTGGCATCTCACCCAACACATTCAAAATGAATTGGACTTCGTTTGTTTCTAACTCTAGCTTCATGCTTGACTCCAAGGTACGCCAGTAGCCGTAACAGGATTCTTCTGCAAAGCAATGTTAGCTGCTAGTGCATCTTCTGTGGCTTGCTTGTCAACACCATTAGCCCAGACCCAATTAAGGACTGTTTCTTGTGTCAGGTCTGCATAGGGAATCGTAGGTGTTCCTTCTGCCCATGAGCAAGTGGAATAGATGGATGCTGTGTAGTCGCCATCAGTAGCAGTTGCTTGCCAATGTGCAGTCG